GGGGAGCCGGTGACGCCGCACAACTACATCGTGCGGAAGAAGGCACCGAGCTTGCCGGTGTTCGGCGGCGTGGTGCTGGCCGTGGACAAGGTGACGGTGACGTGACGGGGGACGGGGGAACGTCCGCTGCGGCGGGGCCACCTCTTCAGTCACCTGCGGTGACAGCTTCCCCTCAAGGGGAAGCCTTGGGGGTGCGGTGTGAGAGGAAGCATCGACGACATCATCAAGGGTCTGGAGGACTACAAGAAGAGCCTGAAGGCCAAGGCGGACGCGCTGGTGAGGGCGCTGGCGGAGGCCGGCTGCGAGGCGGTGACCGTGACCTATGCGGGAACCCGGTATACCGGGCCGCGGGATGAAAAGGTGACGGTGGAGGATCAGGGGCCCGGGAAATACGCCATCGTGGCCAGCGGACAGACGGTGCTGTTTGTGGAGTTTGGCGCTGGCGTATATCTGGGCGGGGGTCACCCGAACCCGATGGGCTACGGACCCGGCACCTATCCGGGCAAGGGCCATTGGGATGACCCGAACGGATGGTACCTGCCGAAGAGCGCCATGGGAAAAAGCGGCGTGCACACCTACGGCAACGCGCCCAGCGCGGCGATGTACCACACGGCAAAGAGCCTGCGGGCGATGGTGGAGCAGGCGGCGAGGGGCGTGTTTGGAAGTTGACCTGGTTGGCGGATGTCAAGGACCTCATCCGTCTTTCATCAAACAACGCAAGCGTTTTTGATGAAATCCACCTTCCCCACCGGGGGAAGGCAAAAGGGGGAGTGACAGATGATCGACCTTGAATCTCCGCTTTTCACGGAGATTGCCGGGGTGCTGAGGAGCACCTACAAGGGCATCACCGTATACGGCGAATACGTGCCCGCGCCCGCCGGGTTTCCATCGGTTTCCTTTGTGGAGATGGACAACGCGACGTATCTGCCCGCCCGGACCAACCGGATCACGGAGCAGTACGCGGAAGTGATGTACGAGGTGAACGTGTACAGCAACCTGACCCGGGGAAAGAAGGACCAGGCGAAGGCCATCATGGGCACCATCGACACGATGCTTCAAGAGTACGGGTTTGAGCGGATCACCGTGACGCCCATACAGAACATGAACGACGCGACGATCTACCGCATGGTTGGACGATACCGGGCGGTGGTCAGCGACGAGCTGGTGGTGTATAGGCGATGAGTAATACATACAAAGTGTATCTTATTACGGCGTTGGATGGTCGGAAATACGTCGGTATGACTTCGAGACGAATTAGTCAGCGTTGTTTTCGTACCGGATACAAAAGCTGCACATCCATGCAGGCTGCGATAGACCAGTATGGATGGGATTCTTTTACAGTCAGTATTTTGCAAGATGGACTTAGTCGTGAAGAGGCATCGTCTTTAGAAAAAGAAATGATAGCACTTTACGACACAACAAACCCTGAAAATGGATTTAATCTTGCGTCTGGCGGGATTCGGTTTAGACATAACGAGATTTCCAAGAAACGTATTTCCGAAACAAGTACACCACGGTCGCCGGAGTTCAAGAAGAAAAAGTACGACGAACAAGCCCCATACAAACATGCAGTTGTTCAGATCGGGTTGGATGGAAGCGTGGTGCAGCACTTCGCATCGATTCGGGAAGCTGCAAAAGCAACTCATTCAGACCCAAGCAACATTCGCAAATGTGCGCAAGGCATACTTGCGAAGACAAATCACTTCAAGTGGCAATTTGAGTAGGAGGTAGATAGATATGTCTCAGGCGATCAATACCTTTCAGGCGACACTGATGCAGGGGACCGGCAGCGGCACGCTGACCTGGGAGCAGCTGATCGAGATCAAGGACTTCCCGGACCTGATCGGAACTGTGGAGGCTAAACCTGTTGTGTAACTAACCTGGCCTCCTTAAACCCCGGAATTAAGCGGGAAGGCTAAACCCGAGAGGGCACGCTAATCCGAACCGAAGGCTGTGGGCAACGCCGCAGTCAGGGGCAACGCATAGTGGATGAAACCGCGGAAGCGGAATATAAGCCGCCACGAGGCCGGGGCACTCTGAACAGAGTGAAAAGATATGCTGAGCTTACGGGAAACCGTAAGAAGCCGAGGATAAAAAGCCACGGCGATAACAAATCTGTTGGAAAAGACCACAACTTCTGACGCCCAGCGCACCTACATCGAGGGCATCATCGGCAACGATCAGAAGAGTTTCACCTGCAACTACAACCCCACCGATTACGCGAAGATCGCGGCACTGGAGGGCCAGGAGCTGAACCTGGCGGTGTGGTTCGGCTACACCAAGAGCGGCACCACCTACACCCCCGACGGCAGCATGGGCAAGTTCGAGGGCAAGGGCTATGTCCGCGCCGGTATTCCGGGCAAGGGCATCAACGAGGTCGTGGACATGACGGTGACGCTGACCATGACCGAGGGCTTTGTGCTGGTGAGCTGAGTAAGCCGGGGGACCGGTGGCGGCTGATAGCCGCCGCTACATGGGGATTGGACGCGATTCGTGAGAACGCGACAGTCTACAGTCGTTTGGGGCAAGGGATGATTTGCCCTTGCCCCTGTCTATAAAAACCACGATACATCGACGGAGTGATAAACACAACGGCGAGAAAAAGGAAGGGAGATCAAAAGATGAGCGATATTCAGAAGGCAAACATGATTGAGTTCGAGTACAACGGCAAGGCGTATTGCCTGGAGTATACGCCCGACACGATCAAGCGGATGGAGGCCAACGGCTTCAAGATCAACGAGATCGGCGACATGCCCGCGACCCGGCTGGAGCAGCTCTGGGCCGGCGCGTTCCTGGCGCACCATCGCAAGGCGGTGGGCGACGGCATCCCCGAGAAGCTGTTCAAGCAGATGATGCGGCGCGAGGAGCTGCTGAAGAAGCTGACCGAGATGTACAACAATACGCTGGAGTACCTGCTGCCCGACGAGGACGACGAGGGAAACGTGGATTGGACGGCGACCCTGTAAGGGAAGGGCCGACGGTTGACGCTGGAGATGGGAGTGACGAAGGGGTGGCACCTGTCACTCCCATAAGTTTAGCGGAGATGTTCATGAACATATGCCCGGCCTATATGGCGATGGGTATGACGTGGAATCAGTTCTGGCACTGCAACACGAAGGTGCACCGGTCGTACCGGCTGGCGTGGGCACAGAGGAAGCAATACCGGAACTGGGAGATGTGGTGGCAGGGCAGTTACATCTATGAGGCGCTGTTGAAGGTGGCCCCAGTGATGCGGGCGGCCTTTGGCAAGGGCAAGGTGGAGCCTGGGAAGTATTCTGAGGAGCCGTATCCGCTGACCGCGAAGGAAGCGGAAGAGCGCAAGCAGATTCAGCAGAAGCAACGCATGGAGCGGATGCTGGAGATGTTCAAGCGGGAGAGCGTGGAGAATTTGAGGAAGAGGGAAGAGGAGAAGGAAGAGGCGGACGCTGCGGCGGGGGATGAGGGACCTCATCCGTCTCGACCTTCGGTCGATCCACCTTCCCCATCGGGGGAAGGCTTGGGGAAACGACCTCTTCCGTCAGCGGCAGAGCCGCTGCCACCTGACGCTCGCAGGCTCGCTAGGGCCTACGGCCCCCCTGAACCGCTCCCGTTGGTCGCTGGGGAAGGCTTTGGAGATGGCGGGAAATTGGAAGCAAAGGGGGATTGAGAAGCATGGCGGAAACTGTTGATTCTCTTTCCATTGAGTTGACCGCGAGCACGGAGAGCGCGGAATCTTCGATAGACAGGCTGATTGGCAAGCTCAATCAGCTTAAAAGTGCTGTCACCGGCGCTTCCAATTTCAGCAGGTTCGCCAAGGGGATCGCCGAGATCGCGGAGGCTGCCAAGGGGCTGGATACGGAGGCCGGGCGGAAACTGGCGCGGCTGGCGGGCGGCCTGGACGCGCTTTCCAAGGTGGGGAACCTTGACAACCTGAAGGGCGCCGGGAAGAACCTGGCGAGCGTGATGAAGGCCGTCAGCGGCGAGACTGGCGGCAAGGGCCTGAGCGGGCTGGCGGACGGCATCAAGCAGACCAATGACGAGCTGGGCGGCATCAAAGATTCGGACGTGAGCAGGCTGGGG